AATGGGCGCCTGGTAACAAGTTAGACATAAACCACAGCGATCCATTGTCTCCAGATCCAAACATGGCGAAACCAGTTGTGAAGATCGACGTGGAACCTGAAAGCCATTTCGCTAAGCAGGTCCAGAGTTGCTTCCCGCAGTTTGAGATCGAAGCAGTGCAGACCACACCAAACGATCATGCACACGCGAGGGCGTTTTCGCACCTTGCTACGAAGCTCATAGAAATGGAGACAGCAAAAGATCAGATCATCCTCGATATCGGAAGTGCACCCGCGAGGAGACTGTATTCAGAACACAAGTACCACTGTGTTTGCCCAATGAAGTGCACGGAAGATCCAGAGAGAATGCTAGGATATGCACGTAAGTTGATCGCAGGCTCTGCGAAAGGGAAGGCAGAAAAGTTACGCGATCTCAGGGATGTCTTGGCTACGCCAGACATCGAGACGCAGTCGCTATGTCTCCACACAGACGCATCCTGCAGATACCGCGGTGATGTTGCCGTGTATCAAGACGTGTATGCCATTGACGCACCTACCACGCTGTACCACCAAGCGTTAAAGGGCGTCAGGACCGCATATTGGATAGGCTTTGATACAACGCCGTTCATGTACGATGCACTAGCAGGAGCTTACCCGCTCTACTCCACAAACTGGGCTGATGAGCAAGTGCTCGAGTCCAGAAACATTGGGCTATGTTCAGACAAAGTTTCTGAAGGGGGAAAGAAAGGGAGATCAATCCTCAGGAAGAAGTTCTTGAAGCAGTCAGACAGAGTCATGTTCTCTGTCGGCTCGACGTTGTATACGGAAAGCCGTAAATTACTGCAAAGTTGGCACCTGCCATCCACATTCCATCTCAAAGGCAAATCTTCGTTCACGTGCCGCTGCGACACTATCGTCAGCTGCGAAGGGTATGTTCTGAAGAAAATTACAATGTGTCCTGGAGTGACAGGCAAACCGATAGGATATGCCGTCACCCATCACAAAGAAGGATTCGTAGTCGGAAAAGTCACAGATACCATTCGCGGCGAGAGAGTCTCCTTCGCCGTGTGTACTTATGTACCAACAACACTCTGCGACCAGATGACCGGGATCCTAGCAACAGAAGTAACAGCCGATGATGCCCAGAAACTGCTGGTGGGTTTGAACCAGAGAATAGTAGTTAATGGTAGGACCCAGAGAAATACCAATACTATGAAGAACTACCTGCTACCACTGGTTGCACAAGCGCTAGCAAAATGGGCGAAGGAAGCAAAACAGGATATGGAAGATGAAAGACCCCTGAACGAACGCCAACGAACGCTAACGTGCCTCTGCTGCTGGGCATTTAAGCGAAACAAACGCCACGCCATTTACAAGAGACCAGACACACAGAGTATAGTCAAGGTCCCTTGCGAATTCACAAGCTTTCCTTTGGTCAGCCTGTGGTCCGCTGGGATGTCTATATCTCTTAGGCAGAAGTTGAAGATGATGCTGCAGGCGAGGCAGCCCACACAAATAGCAGCAGTGACTGAGGAACTCATACAAGAAGCAGCTGCAGTAGAGCAAGAGGCCGTGGATACGGCCAATGCCGAGCTGGACCACGCCGCATGGCCCTCCATTGTGGATACGACAGAGCGCCATGTTGAGGTCGAAGTGGAAGAACTCGACCAGCGTGCAGGGGAAGGGGTAGTGGAAACACCTCGAAACTCTATCAAAGTTTCAACACAGATCGGGGACGCGTTAATCGGCAGTTACCTGATCCTATCACCCCAAGCAGTCCTACGCAGCGAAAAATTAGCCTGCATACATGATCTTGCAGAGCAGGTTAAGTTGGTCACACACTCTGGCCGTAGTGGTAGGTACGCCGTCGACAAATACNACGGAAGAGTACTAGTCCCTACAGGAGTGGCTATAGACATTCAATCGTTCCAGGCTCTCAGTGAGAGCGCGACCCTTGTGTACAACGAACGCGAGTTCGTTAACAGGAAGCTGTGGCACATAGCAGTATACGGGGCAGCACTCAATACTGATGAAGAAGGATACGAGAAGGTCCCGGTAGAGAGAGCAGAATCAGATTATGTGTTTGATGTAGACCAAAAAATGTGCCTAAAAAAAGAGCAGGCATCAGGTTGGGTACTCTGTGGCGAACTAGTCAACCCCCCATTCCACGAATTCGCATATGAAGGGCTCCGCACGAGACCGTCAGCACCCTACAAGGTTCATACAGTAGGTGTGTACGGAGTGCCAGGATCAGGCAAATCCGCAATAATCAAGAACACGGTCACCATGTCTGACCTAGTATTGAGTGGTAAGAAAGAGAACTGCTTAGAAATTATGAACGATGTACTTAAACACAGAGCTCTACGTATCACAGCGAAGACCGTAGACTCAGTGTTATTAAACGGCGTGAAACACACGCCTAACATACTATACATCGACGAAGCGTTCTCATGCCATGCAGGGACTCTGTTGGCCACTATAGCCATAGTCAGGCCCAAACAGAAAGTGGTACTGTGCGGAGACCCGAAACAATGCGGATTCTTCAATATGATGCAACTGAAAGTTAATTACAATCATGACATCTGCTCAGAAGTCTTCCACAAAAGTATCTCTAGACGGTGCACCCAGGATATCACGGCCATCGTTTCCAAATTACATTACCAGGACCGAATGAGGACCACAAACCCCCGAAAAGGAGACATCATTATAGACACTACCGGCACTACCAAACCAGCCAAAACAGATCTGATTCTGACGTGCTTCAGGGGATGGGTGAAACAGTTGCAGCAAGACTACAGAGGTAACGAAGTAATGACGGCTGCAGCGTCCCAAGGACTGACGAGGGCCTCCGTATATGCGGTTCGAACTAAAGTCAATGAGAACCCGCTATATGCACAGACCTCCGAGCACGTGAACGTGTTGTTAACACGCACAGAAAACAAGCTAGTATGGAAGACCTTGTCAACAGATCCCTGGATTAAAACACTGACTAACCCACCTAGAGGGCACTATACCGCCACCATAGCAGAATGGGAAGCGGAACACCAGGGTATAATGAAGGCCATACAAGGGTATGCACCGCCCGTGAACACCTTCATGAACAAAGTAAATGTGTGCTGGGCAAAGACACTTACGCCTGTGCTGGAAACTGCGGGTATCTCCCTGTCAGCAGAAGACTGGTCTGAACTGCTGCCCCCGTTTGCCCAGGACGTGGCGTACTCACCCGAGGTGGCATTAAACATCATATGCACGAAAATGTATGGGTTTGACTTAGACACTGGTCTTTTTTCCAGGCCATCAGTGCCAATGACATACACCAAAGACCATTGGGATAACAGAGTTGGAGGGAAAATGTATGGATTCAGCCAACAAGCATACGATCAGCTGGCAAGACGACATCCGTACCTTCGAGGTAGAGAGAAATCAGGAATGCAGATCGTAGTCACTGAAATGCGTATCCAGCGCCCAAGATCGGATGCCAACATCATCCCGATCAACCGCAGGCTCCCTCACTCACTCGTAGCCACACACGAGTATAGGCGAGCTGCACGGGCCGAGGAATTCTTCACCACGACACGAGGGTACACTATGCTGCTGGTCTCTGAGTATAACATGAACTTACCAAACAAGAAGATCACCTGGCTGGCTCCGATAGGGACGCAGGGGGCCCATCACACCGCCAACCTAAACTTGGGGATACCACCTCTGCTGGGCAGTTTTGATGCGGTGGTTGTGAACATGCCGACTCCATTCCGGAACCATCACTACCAGCAATGTGAAGACCACGCGATGAAACTCCAGATGCTGGCAGGCGACGCACTGAGGCACATTAAACCTGGCGGATCATTGTGGGTCAAGGCATACGGCTACGCAGACCGGCACAGCGAGCACGTGGTCTTGGCATTGGCTAGAAAGTTTAAAAGCTTCAGAGTCACACAACCCTCATGCGTGACTTCCAACACCGAGGTGTTTCTCCACTTCTCAATTTTTGACAATGGCAAACGCGCGATAGCCCTGCATTCAGCTAATAGGAAGGCTAACAGTATCTTCCAAAACACCTTCTTACCGGCGGGCAGTGCACCGGCGTACAGAGTCAAACGTGGAGACATTTCGAACGCCCCAGAGGATGCAGTGGTCAATGCAGCAAACCAACAGGGAGTGAAGGGTGCTGGAGTTTGCGGTGCAATTTACCGTAAGTGGCCGGACGCTTTCGGTGATGTCGCTACTCCAACCGGAACAGCAGTTTCGAAATCCGTCCAAGATAAATTGGTGATCCACGCTGTCGGCCCGAATTTCTCAAAATGTTCAGAAGAGGAAGGGGACAGAGACCTAGCATCTGCTTACAGAGCTGCAGCAGAAATAGTGATGGATAAAAAAATTACAACAGTGGCCGTCCCCTTACTCTCCACCGGCATTTATGCCGGAGGAAAAAACAGAGTAGAACAGTCACTCAACCATCTCTTCACGGCATTCGACAATACTGATGCAGATGTGACCATATATTGCATGGACAAAACATGGGAAAAGAAGATTAAGGAGGCAATCGATCACCGGACTTCGGTTGAGATGGTGCAGGATGACGTGCAGTTGGAGGAGGAACTGGTACGAGTACACCCTTTGAGTAGTTTAGCAGGTAGGAAGGGTTACAGTACGGACAGCGGCCGAGTGTTTTCCTACCTGGAAGGTACCAAATTCCATCAGACTGCGGTGGACATAGCCGAAATGCAAGTGCTGTGGCCCGCCCTCAAAGAGTCTAATGAGCAAATAGTGGCATACACCTTAGGAGAATCAATGGACCAGATACGTGGCAAGTGCCCGACAGAAGATACTGACGCCTCCACACCTCCACGGACTGTGCCGTGCCTCTGTCGATACGCCATGACACCAGAGAGAGTGTACCGACTTAAATGCACGAACACTACCCAATTTACGGTTTGCTCATCTTTTGAGTTGCCAAAGTATCACATTCAGGGAGTGCAGAGAGTAAAATGTGAAAGAATCATCATCTTAGATCCCACTGTTCCACCAACTTACAAACGGCCATGCATCAGACGGTACCCCTCCACAATCTCTTGTAACTCCTCTGAGGACTCCAGGAGCTTGTCTACTTTTTCTGTCAGCTCCGACTCCTCGATTGGTTCTCTGCCGGTCGGAGACACGAGACCCATTCCAGCCCCGAGGACCATTTTCAGACCCGTCCCTGCCCCGAGAGCACCCGTGCTCAGAACCACACCGCCTCCTAAACCACCGCGCACATTCACCGTGCGTGCAGAAGTGCACCAAGCACCCCCTACACCTGTACCTCCACCCAGACCGAAGAGGGCTGCAAAGTTGGCTCGTGAGATGCACCCCGGGTTCACCTTCGGGGACTTCGGAGAGCACGAGGTTGAGGAGCTTACGGCCTCTCCCTTAACCTTCGGAGATTTTGCTGAAGGAGAGATCCAGGGGATGGGAGTGGAGTTTGAATGACTAGGCAGAGCCGGCGGGTACATTTTTTCGTCAGACACGGGTCCAGGCCACCTACAGCAGAGATCCGTTTTACAAAATTGCACGGCAGAATGTATCTACGAACCGGCAAAACTAGAAAAAATTCATGCACCAAAGTTGGATAAAACCAAGGAAGATATCTTAAGGAGCAAGTACCAAATGAAACCGTCTGAAGCAAACAAAAGCAGGTACCAATCTAGAAAAGTAGAAAATATGAAAGCAGAGATCGTAGGTAGACTCTTGGACGGACTGGGGGAGTATCTGGGCACCGAGCATCCAGTTGAATGCTACCGAATAACGTACCCGGTGCCTATATACTCAACTAGTGACCTCAGAGGTCTGTCTAGTGCCAAAACAGCTGTTAGAGCTTGCAATGCATTTTTGGAAGCTAATTTTCCATCAGTCACTTCATATAAAATTACTGATGAATACGACGCATACCTAGATATGGTAGATGGATCAGAGAGCTGTCTGGACAGATCCTCCTTTTCGCCGTCTAGATTGCGTAGCTTTCCAAAAACACACTCATACTTGGACCCACAGATCAACAGTGCGGTACCGTCACCATTCCAAAACACCTTACAAAATGTATTGGCAGCGGCCACCAAAAGAAACTGTAATGTCACACAGATGAGAGAACTACCAACATATGATTCTGCAGTGCTAAATGTAGAGGCCTTCAGGAAATATGCGTGCAAGCCAGACGTATGGGATGAGTACAGGGATAATCCGATTTGCATAACCACCGAAAATGTCACCACTTACGTCGCCAAGTTGAAAGGACCGAAAGCTGCGGCCTTGTTTGCAAAAACACATAACCTGATACCACTACACCAAGTTCCTATGGACAAATTCACGGTAGATATGAAGAGAGATGTCAAAGTCACGCCCGGAACCAAGCACACCGAAGAGAGACCAAAGGTACAGGTGATTCAAGCGGCAGAGCCACTAGCCACTGCCTACCTCTGCGGAATTCACCGTGAATTGGTGCGCCGTCTCAACAACGCGCTTTTCCCAAACATCCACACTTTGTTTGATATGTCCGCAGAGGATTTCGATGCAATCATAGCGGAACATTTTAAGCACGGTGACCATGTGTTGGAAACGGATATAGCCTCTTTTGACAAAAGTCAAGATGATTCCATGGCACTCACTGCGTTAATGATCCTTGAGGACCTGGGAGTAGACCAAAACCTAATGAATTTGATAGAGGCTGCATTCGGGGAAATCGTGAGTACACACTTGCCCACAGGTACTAGATTCAAATTTGGAGCTATGATGAAGTCTGGAATGTTTTTGACGCTGTTCGTCAATACAATTCTTAATGTGGTTATTGCGTGCCGAGTGTTGGAGGATCAATTGGCGCAGTCGCCGTGGCCTGCTTTCATAGGAGATGACAACATAATCCATGGTATAATATCAGACAAATTGATGGCAGATAGATGTGCCACCTGGATGAACATGGAGGTCAAGATACTGGACTCTATAGTTGGAATACGGCCACCTTACTTCTGTGGAGGATTTATTGTATGTGACGATGTAACAGGTACAGCCTGCCGCGTCGCAGACCCACTGAAGAGATTGTTCAAGCTAGGTAAGCCATTGCCACTTGACGATGGCCAAGATGAAGACAGAAGACGTGCATTACATGATGAAGTGAAAACCTGGTCGCGCGTAGGGCTGCGACACAGAGTGTGTGAAGCCATCGAAGACCGTTATGCCGTCCACTCATCAGAACTAGTTTTATTGGCACTGACTACTCTGTCTAAGAACTTGAAGTCCTTCAGAAACATAAGAGGGAAACCAATACATCTCTACGGTGGTCCTAAATAGTTGCCGTTAGACAACTAGTCTCGGCAACATGGATTTCATCCCCACCCAAACCTTCTATGGTAGACGATGGAGACCAGCACCAGTCCAGAGATACATACCCCAACCCCAACCACCAGCGCCTCCACGCCGTAGGAGAGGACCATCTCAACTCCAACAGCTTGTGGCTGCATTGGGCGCACTAGCTCTACAACCCAAGCAGAAACAAAAAAGAGCACAGAAGAAGCCCAAGAAGACACCACCACCAAAACCAAAAAAGACCCAGAAGCCTAAGAAACCAACCCAAAAGAAGAAGTCCAAACCCGGCAAACGTATGCGTAACTGCATGAAGATCGAGAATGACTGCATCTTTCCGGTGATGCTCGATGGAAAGGTTAACGGCTACGCTTGCTTAGTGGGGGATAAAGTCATGAAACCAGCTCATGTGAAGGGCACGATCGACAATCCAGAACTAGCCAAATTGACATTCAAGAAATCTAGCAAGTATGATCTAGAATGTGCTCAAGTGCCGGTATGCATGAAATCAGACGCATCCAAGTTCACCCATGAGAAACCAGAAGGACATTACAACTGGCACCATGGGGCAGTGCAATTTAGCAATGGTAGGTTTACCATTCCGACGGGCTCTGGCAAACCTGGAGACAGTGGTAGGCCTATTTTTGACAATACCGGCAAGGTAGTAGCCATAGTGCTGGGAGGTGCAAATGAAGGGGCCCGGACAGCCCTATCCGTGGTCACCTGGAATAAGGATATGGTGACCCGCATAACACCTGAAGAATCAGTGGAGTGGTCGGCGGCCGCACTGNATATAACAGCACTATGTGTCCTCCAGAACTTATCGTTCCCGTGTGATGCACCACCATGTGCACCATGCTGTTACGAAAAAGACCCTGCAGGGACCCTAAGATTGCTGTCTGACCACTACTACCACCCCAAGTATTATGAATTACTTGACTCGACGATGCACTGCCCACAAGGAAGGAGACCTAAGAGGTCTGTTGCGCATTTCGAAGCCTACAAGGCTACGAGACCGTATATAGGGTGGTGCGCAGATTGTGGACTGGCAGGATCATGCCCATCCCCTGTGAGCATCGAGCACGTCTGGAGTGATGCCGACGACGGCGTACTGAAGATCCAAGTGTCCATGCAGATCGGTATAGCTAAAAGCAATACTATTAACCACGCTAAGATACGTTACATGGGTGCCAATGGAGTACAGGAGGCTGAACGCTCTACCCTAAGTGTATCCACAACAGCACCATGTGACATCTTGGCGACCATGGGCCATTTCATCTTGGCCCGCTGCCGACCCGGCAGTCAAGTTGAAGTATCACTAAGCACCGATCCAAAGCTGCTATGCCGTACACCATTCTCCCACAAGCCCAGGTTTATTGGCAATGAAAAGTCCCCAGCACCCACCGGGCACAAGACCCGAATTCCCTGCAAAACTTACTCCCATCAGACAGACTTAACGAGAGAAGAGATTACAATGCATGTACCGCCGGATGTCCCCATCCAAGGGCTAGTGTCCAATACAGGTAAGTCGTACTCATTAGACCCAAAGACGAAGACCATCAAGTACAAATGCACTTGCGGCGAGACTGTAAAAGAAGGTACTGCTACGAACAAAATCACACTGTTCAATTGTGACACCGCCCCAAAGTGTATTACATATGCAGTGGATAACACAGTGTGGCAGTACAACTCCCAATACGTGCCCAGGTCCGAAGTTACGGAGGTGAAAGGAAAGATCCATGTGCCTTTCCCTCTGACCGACAGCACGTGTGCAGTCAGCGTAGCACCTGAACCGCAAGTGACATACAGACTGGGGGAAGTGGAGTTCCACTTCCACCCTATGTACCCCACCCTCTTCTCCATTAGGAGCCTCGGAAAGGATCCGAGCCACAGTCAAGAATGGATAGATACACCCATGAGCAAGACAATCCAAGTTGGGGCAGAAGGCGTGGAGTATGTCTGGGGAAACAACAACCCGGTACGACTATGGGCACAGAAGAGCTCATCGAGCAGCGCGCATGGTAACCCTATTAGCATAGTCTCACATTACTATGACCTGTACCCTTACTGGACCATCACAGTACTAGCGAGTCTAGGCTTGCTAATAGTGATTAGTTCCGGTTTTTCATGCTTTTTGTGTTCAGTCGCTCGAACCAAATGCCTTACACCCTATCAATTAGCACCAGGCGCCCAATTACCCACATTTATAGCACTCCTTTGCTGCGCTAAGTCTGCACGCGCAGACACTTTAGATGATTTTTCCTACCTGTGGACCAACAACCAAGCCATGTTTTGGCTCCAACTGGCATCTCCGGTTGCAGCGTTCTTGTGCTTATCCTATTGCTGTAGAAATCTAGCATGCTGTATGAAGATTTTTTTAGGGATAAGCGGCCTGTGTGTAATTGCCACGCAGGCCTACGAGCACTCAACCACGATGCCGAATCAGGTGGGAATACCGTTTAAAGCCTTGATAGAGCGACCAGGTTACGCAGGCCTCCCGCTATCTTTAGTAGTGATTAAGTCAGAATTAGTCCCCTCATTAGTTCAGGATTATATTACCTGCAACTACAAGACTGTGGTCCCGTCTCCGTACATTAAATGTTGCGGAGGCGCTGAGTGTTCACACAAAAATGAAGCGGACTATAAGTGCTCGGTGTTCACAGGCGTGTACCCGTTTATGTGGGGAGGCGCCTACTGCTTCTGTGACACCGAAAACAGTCAGATGAGTGAAGTATACGTAACCAGAGGAGAATCATGCGAGGCTGACCATGCCATCGCTTATCAGGTACACACAGCATCGCTTAAGGCACAAGTAATGATATCGATTGGAGAACTGAACCAAACCGTCGACGTGTTTGTCAACGGAGACAGTCCAGCCAGAATCCAACAATCAAAGTTCATACTTGGGCCGATATCCAGTGCCTGGTCTCCTTTTGATCACAAGGTGATCGTATACAGGGATGAGGTGTACAATGAAGACTACGCACCGTACGGATCCGGCCAAGCAGGCAGGTTCGGAGACATCCAAAGTAGAACTGTTAACAGCACTGATGTCTATGCCAACACCAATTTGAAGCTTAAAAGACCGGCTTCAGGCAATGTTCATGTACCATACACGCAAACCCCTTCGGGTTTCTCGTACTGGAAAAAAGAGAAGGGAGTACCATTGAATCGAAACGCCCCTTTTGGCTGTATCATCAAAGTCAATCCAGTACGTGCTGAAAACTGCGTATATGGCAACATACCGATCAGTATGGATATTGCGGACGCGCACTTCACAAGGATCGATGAATCCCCGTCTGTGTCCTTGAAGGCGTGTGAAGTGCAGTCCTGCACTTATTCATCGGATTTTGGCGGAGTAGCGAGCATTTCCTACACATCTAATAAGGTAGGTAAGTGTGCCATCCACAGCCACTCGAACTCCGCAACGATGAAGGATTCTGTGCAGGATGTCCAGGAAAGCGGCGCCTTGTCGCTTTTCTTTGCGACTTCCTCTGTCGAGCCGAACTTCGTGGTCCAAGTGTGTAACGCGCGGATCACTTGCCATGGTAAGTGTGAACCACCGAAAGACCACATCGTACCATACGCAGCCAAACACAACGACGCCGAGTTTCCATCCATCTCTACTACAGCTTGGCAATGGTTGGCACACACCACCTCAGGGCCACTCACCATACTTGTGGTAGCTATTATAGTCGTTGTTGTAGTATCCATTGTAGTATGTGCAAGACACTAGCAGAATAGTATGTATGATAGTATATTTATAAGATTAGTTTGTTATGTAAGTATGTAGTAGTAAGTATAGTATTATAGGAATTAATATAGATTAGACCAATACGTAAGTATGTAGTATTAAGTATAGTATTACAGGAATTAGTATAGTCATAGTTAGTGTAGAAATAGTTCAAAGGGCCATATAACCCCTGAATAGTAACAAAAGAGAAAAACACAAAAATAGTAGTTCAAAGGGCCATATTACCCCTGAATAGTAACAAAAATCAAAAACTAAATAAAAATTTAGAAAAACTTAATATCAGATCCCAAAATTTTTAAATTGAACTGTAGCCGAACTCTACGGAGATGTAGGCATCCGAACTCTACGGAGATGTAGGATCAAATTCTGCCGAACCCCAGAACACCGGGGACGTAGGCGTCTAATTTGTTTTTTAATATTTTAC